ACTTCTTGATAAAGCTGGACCAAAAGGTGTTCCCAAAGTTCCAGGGGGAGCAATGTTAGGTACTGTAGCAAAGTTTGCCGGTGGTGCAGCTGCAGTTGGAGCCGCAGGATACGCTGGTTATAAAGCAGGTGAATTTCTAAATGAAAATACTAATATCCAGGAAAATATTGCTGGCGGCGTCGAAACCGTTAAAGGTTGGTTTGGTAATTCTTTTAAAGACAAACAAAAAGAAGCAGATGAAAAATCAGTAAAAGATCTTTATGAGAAGAAAGTCAAAGAAGGTACTCTTACTGCTAAATCTGCTAAATTCTTCGAAGACCGTGGTGTCAAGGTAGATAAATCTAAGATAGTAAAAATACCTGAAGCTGTTAAAAATACTACAACGTCCGAAATAGCTCAGTCTGTTGAAACCAAAGATATTAAAGATGCTGCAAAAGAGGCGGCAACCAATGCAGCTCCAGTGGTATTAAATACTACTAATAATGTATCTGGTGGCTCTAGTTCACCTACTATCATTTCAGGCATGAACATAAGAAATTCGGAAACATCGTTTGACAGAGTTCAAATGCAAAACTACTGGTCAAGGACAGCTTAATGACAATATCATCAAAAGTAGATCTAATCGAATACGCATTAAGGAAACTCGGGAAACCTTTAATCAATATTGAGGTTGCTCCCGAGCAAATAGAAGATCGTGTCGACGAAGCACTTCAGTTCTTCCAAGATTTCCACTATGACGGCACAGAACGAATCTATCTAAAACATCAACTGGTTGGCACTGAAGTAGTTGTAAGCACAACTGCTGGCTTTATACCAAACGAAATAGTACTTGCACCCGATGGTACTCATTTTAGTATACTTTCAATTGCTTCTTCTACTAAATTTATTGTTCGAGCAATATATAATTCAAGTAAAATTCCTGGTGCTATTATAACTGCAGGAACAATTCTGACTGGACAAGTAACAGGATCGGTTGCCGAATTTGTATCTTCCGTCCAAGGTGATCTTGAAACCGGCTCTGTACCGATCTCAGATATGGTTACTGGTATTATTAGAGCAATTCCGTGGTTTCAGGGTAATAATTCGTCTCAATTTATTTTTGATCCGAAATATCAAGTAATCATGTCAACTTTTCAGAATTTGAGTTCTTCGTCAATGATTTATTTTGAACAGTTAATGGAACACATTAGTCTGATAGATCAAGTTCTACGACCCGTAGATTCTCTTAGATTTAATCGTAAGATGGGTAAAGTATTCTTAGATCTTGATTGGTCTATGGCTTATCCTGGTGACTTCCTGATATTTGAGTGCTATCGTATTTTGGATCCAGAAGAATTCACAAGTATCTATAATGACCGTATGCTCAAGAAATTGGTTACTGCCAAAATTAAACTTCAGTGGGGCCATAATACAATGAAATATTCTGGTATCCAACTCTTGGGTGGTGTTACGATTGATTCAACAACGATAATTGCACAAGCAGAGGCAGAGATTGTCGCGGCCGAACAAGAAATCCGAGATTCATATATGGAATTGCCTATTGGGTTCTTATCTTAAAGGATGTAATTATGAAAGACATTGAAGTTTTTTTAGATGAGGTAATTTCAAAAGAAGGAAATTATAGTTTTGATCCAGCAGATTCTGGGGGAGAAACAAATTTTGGTATAACTAAGTTTGTAGCTAATTCTTTTGGTTATACTGGCCAAATGAAAGATCTTACGAAAGATATAGCAAAAGAAATTTATAGAAAACGTTATTGGATTCAACCAAAGTTTAATCAAATATATCTTATATCTCAATCTATTGCTTTAATGCTAACGGATATAGGTATCAACATGGGCCCAGCAACTGGTGTTAAATTCTTACAAAGAGCATTAAATGTCTTAAATAATGGTGGTACTGCTTACCCAGATATGACAGTTGATGGTGTGCTTGGGGTGATGACTATAACTTCGCTAAAAAAATTCTTAAATTTGAGAGGTACCCTCGGTGAATCGGTTATAATTAAATTAATAAACTCTCAGAGAGCAGTTAGATATATGGAAATTTCCGAGGCTTCACCAAAAAACGAACGATTCACCTATGGTTGGATTGCAAACAGAGTAGAATAATCAAAAGAGGTATCAAATGGCAACAGAATTTGACTGGAAAAAAACTGTTGGTGCAATTGCACCAACACTCGCTACTATGCTTGGGGGTCCTCTTGCCGGAACCGCCGTCACGGCGCTTTCAAACATTTTCTTTGGCACTGGAGATAAATCCGAAGCTGAAGTCCAACAGGCAGTTCTTACAGGACTTACACCGGAAAAAATTGTTGAGATGCGAAAAATTGATAAGGAACATGAAGCTACTATGGCAAAAATCGGTTTCGATTACGCCAAACTTTCTGCATCTCAAGAACTTGCATATGTCGATGATACAAAAGATGCTCGAAAATATAAAGACGACAAAACATTCTGGCTTGGTGTCGTTATATTGTTAGTATTTGCGTTGACGATGAGTATGAGTTTGTATGGATCGTATCAGATTCTTCAAGGGGGCATTACCGTAAAAGATGTATCAATAGTAGCAGCAGTGTCCGGTTTTATTGGTTCAATAATTGGGTATATTTCTGCAAATGCTCAGCAAGTAGTTTCTTATTTTTATGGATCATCTTCTGGTTCTAAACAAAAAACTGATGCAATGACTGATTCATTTAAATCAATTAAAATCAAATAATTCAAGTTTACCCCCCCCAAAAGATAAAATTGCATAAACAAGACAATAGATAATGGCAACTAATCCGTATTTTCAGATGGCCAACGTTGGTTATGCTTCCGAGCAGAATTTAGTGGAAGACATGAATATAGAAGCAATTCAGATAGCAGGGATTGACTTAATTTATATACCAAGAACTATTAATAAGCTAGATAGAATTTTCGGTGAGGATGTACTTTCATCTTTTGATACATATGCAAAAATTGAGATGTATATTTTAGATTTTCAAGGTGCTGGGGGCCAGTCCGAGATTCTTTCAAAATTCGGTATGGAAATTCAGGATACTATGTCATTTATAGTATCACGCAAAAGATACAAGGAAGTCGTAGTACCGATTGTTCCCTCGACAAGAGATCCAAAAGTTGCATGGAGACCAAATGAAGGGGATTTAATTTATCTTCCGTTTTCCAAAGCTTTGTACACAATCATGTTTGTCGAAGATGAGGAACCTGGATGGTATCAATTGCAAAAGAAATATGTATGGTCACTACGATGCGAATTAGTACAACTCAATAATGAAAAATTTGAAACCGGTTATAACGAGGTTGATGAATACTTTGGTGCTAACTTGAATAGATTAGATATGGGTTTTGCTTTAGAATCTGGCTCGGGTGTAATTGAGCTAGAAGGTTCTGGTGGTTATTTGCTTCTTGAAGAATATTCTGTATCAAAAGAATATGATGATACGCGCGGATTTGGTGACAATGACTCAATTAAGCAAGAGTTTATAAAGATTATGGACTTCTCATCATCTAATCCATTCGCAGGCACTTAAGCATGATAACCAATACACCATTTTACCATGGCACAACAAGAAATCTTGTTATAGCTTTTTGTGGGCTTTTTTCCAATATATTTATCCGCAATAGAGATGCAACCGGAGTATCTAAAAAGATTGTAAATGTCCCAATTTCTTTTCTAAGCAAAGAAAAGTTTATAGTTCGTCTCACACAAGATCCGGGCTTGAACGAAGATACAATGCTTCTACTCCCTAGGTTATCAGCTGAAATTACTTCCATTACTTATGATCAATCTCGGCAGCTAAACAAGATGCAAAAAGTAGTTTCTTCTTCTGCTAACAGATCAATTTATTACTACACCCCAGTGCCGTACACCATATCATTTAATTTGTACTCATATACTAAAAGTGTAGAAGACAATTTGCAAATTATGGAGCAAATTCTGCCATTTTTCTCACCTGATATGAACTTGTCTATTAAGATGTTGGAAGATCCAGTACTGATACAAGATATTCCAATGATATTGAATGGTGTAAACACAGATGATCAATATTCTGGTTCTTTTGAATCTACAAGAACTATCATCAGTACATATAGCTTTTCTATGAAAGCTTATTACTACGGTCCAATTCTCAATTCGATAGATTCAGAAGGTCACTTTGCTGCAGGAGATGATGCACAGGTTATCAAACAGGTCAACATCAGCGTTAGCAATAATAACAAATATACTGCTGTGATAAACCCATTCTCAGCAGCAATTGAAGATCCGTATTCCATCGATGAAAATTGGATCACAATTACTCCTAATCTTGGAGATCCTTCATTATGACAACACCTAAAGTACAAGCAGCTCTTAGTTCCATCTTTGATGTAGAACTTCAAGAAGTAAACCCAAATAGTTCTGTGGCAGAATTAAAGGCCAACGCTGTCGCCGCAGAAATCGTGGCACTAGAATCACAGAGAGAATATGTCAAGGCCAATCTAGTGAAGTTGATTGAACGTGGTATGATCGCAGTTGGCGATCTAAATACTATAGCAAACTCCACTGAAAAATCTCGTGACTTTGAGGTTATGTCAGGTTTGATTAAAACATTGGTAGAAACTAATGTGGAACTTTTGAATGTTGAGGTTGCACACAAGCCAAAACCTGGTGTGCAACCTGGTTCGCAAGAAGCAACAACGATTAACAATAATACGGTATTTGTGGGTCAGACGAAAGATTTGGCAGCTTATCTTAGATCTTCCCAAATTATTGATAATTAAATTTTAATTAAATATCAATATGTTACACACTTTAATCGATGAACAATATGACTAAGACTCTAAGAGAACGATATTTAGATAATGAAATTCTTTTGATAGGGGAAATTGTAAAAGATCAAGACACTGGCGAAGATGTAAAAATTCTAGATCGAGGCTCAAATTATGTTACAGTTGAATCTGCCAATGGTATTCACAAAAAGTGGATACAAGATGTCATTTCTGAAGAAACTGCTGGCGAACAAGTTAAGCAGAATGTAGAAGAAGATTTTACTTTGCTTGAGTCTGGTCAAATCAAACTGTTTGGTTATGAAACTAGAAATTTTGATGAGAATCTATCTGCATTTATTGTTGAACAATTTAAAGAATTCGATGACTTATACTCAAAACATCAAATAATTAAGCTGTTAGATTCTGCATTGTCTGAATCTAACATCGACCATCAATATGAACTTTTAGAAAAGGTCTCAGACTTTTATAAAAAGCATGGAATACAAGAACCACTCATTATTGAAGGTGTAAAGAATTCAGTTGAGCGCATGCGTCTGGCTCAAATTATTGCATCTATCGCAGAAATTGAAACTAAGCCGAGCCCATACGAAACCGTATCCGATGCGGTTAAAGTACTTCGTAAAAAATACACAGACCCAAAGCAATGGCTAGTTCTATGGCCATTCTTTAAAATGGTCGATGCATCTGGTATTACTGGCATTCTACAGCAATTGCCATATAAACAAGATACAAAGACTCCGATCGGTCACTCTTCACGCGTTACAGAAGATATTCTATGCTTGTTGGAATCTTCGATTGATGAAATTGCAAATACATTTGTAGTTGAAGATGCTATTGAAACATTCTCCGCGGATGAATTATCCGAAGCAATGCAAGTTGGCACGTGCACTCTAACTCCATACACATCGACATCAATTTTATCCGATAGAGCTAAAAGATTGGCGGAAACCCTTTTGAAACGCAATATGTTTCAAAAGTCACCATCAGAAATGAGTCAAGATGATAAAGAAATTTTTGATTCTATAATTAACCGTAGAAAACTTTTAGTTGCTCAACTTGCACAAAAGTTACATTCAAAAATCAAGGAATTGCAATCATGAGAAGTTTTTTAGAATATTTAGCAGAAAATACAGAAGTAAAAGGCAACAAACTAAAACACCTCCAGCATCTTGAGGACCTAGCTGTAGATCACGGTGAATCTGGATTCAAGCATGCCACATCTGAATTGGCTCGGGTAAAGAAACACGTTGAATCTGGCAAGGCAAATTCAAGCTTAACTACTAAGCTAGATGGTTGTGTTCATGGTGATACTTTAGTTGTTACAGAAACATGTATTAAAAAAATCTCAGAATTGACAAATGAAGATAAAATAAAGTGCTTCGATATTGATTTAAATGAATATAAGTTTTATGCGAATTCAACACCAGTTTTTGGGCCAGGTATTAAAAAATTCGTAAAAATTAAATTTGATAATGGGAGTGAACTTATATGCACAGAAGATCATCCCATTTTGATTAAAGAATTTGGCCAATATCAATATGTAAATGCAATAGATTGTGAAGGCTTATGTACCGAATAATACCGAAGGGGTACCTAAAATCTAGTTTTATCAAATACTTTCTTTTAGGAGAGTATTTTGTATATAGTAAAGAATAATAAAAATCCTATAAGCTATACATATTGGATTATACACGAAATTGAACCGGGCTACATTATGTATTACCATGGTGTACGAACGGAACGAAAATGCGGAGCAGATATTAGGGATCTTGAGGTTTATCACGGGTCGAGTAATATTGTTAATGCTTTATACAAAACAAATCCAACAAAATTTAAAAAAAGAATAGAAAGAATATTCCCCAATAGGGAATTAGCAGCTTCTCATGAGGAAAGAGTTCATCACAAATGTGATGTAGCTCGTAATCAAAGATTTTATAATTTAAGAAATGGATGTGCAGATAGAGTCAAACCAAAGGGAATAGTTGCAGCAAAAATCGATGGAAAATTTATAGGTCTAAAATCTGAGATATTTTATAAATTAAAAGAACTCGGTGTTGTAACTGGATCTATGGCAGGAACAATTACTTGTATAGATCTTACTACTAATACACAATGTAGAATACCCAGCAAAGATTTTTATAAATATCCAGAAAGATATGTTGGTGCATCTAAAGGGCAATTAGCATATTACAACAAAGAAACAGGGGTTACTATGGGTTTATATAAAAATACAAACCCAACATATCCATGGATCCCTTATACTAAAGAGTTTATTCAATATAGAAAAAAAGATATTTTTGATTTACCTCCTGTGATGTTACAAAAAGATGACCCAAAAGTCATATCAGGTGAGTATGTATTATATTGTGCAGATATGATAACAGTTTATGATAAAGAAAATAATAAACATTTCAATTTGCATAAATCGGATTCTAGAATAGGATCCGATTATCAAACTTCTGCTAGTTCTAAAATTATCAAAGATATGTGTAGAGTTTATGATGAAAATTTTAATATTAGCATAATGAGAAATAAAGACATAGATGACACAAATTATATTAATTCTTTGTATTTCAAGCTAAAACTGATTTCCGGTGGTTCTGTTTCATTAATAAATTATGATCCATCAAAACACAACGTAGCGATAAGAGAAATTAAAGTTTTGGATTTAAAAACAAGATTGATATTAAATATGTTAAATGTAGATAAAAGATTATTGAAATTTAAAGAATATAGAAAGTATGATTCTAGTAAACACGGTGACATTAATTATCTTTACATTACAAAATCTAAAGAATTGCTACAGTCGCCGACTTTAATTTTCGATCTATGTTTGTATGCAAAAAGAATTGAAAAAGAATTATGGTTTCATATTCCTTCAAATAAAATAATAAAACAAATACAAAACGTAATTAAAAAGTACCAATATGAAAATCACATCAGTTGAATTGTTAGAAGAATCTTTCGATCAGTGGGATCTTTCAACACCCACGGATAATTTTGTAATTTCTGCTGGAGACTCTGAAGTTATTATACATAATAGTCCAGCAGTAATTATGGGGCATCACCCAGAGACGGGTAAGTACTTCGTGGCATCAAAATCTGCTTTCAATAAAAATCCAAAGATCAATTATACTCATGCTGACATCGAAAGAAATCACGGTCATGCGCCAGGTCTAGTAGAAAAACTTAAATCTGCTCTAGATCACGGTCACAAGATTCTACCAAAACATGGAGTCTTTCAAGGTGATGTACTTCACTCTGGTTCAGACGTAACTCATGGTAAAACTACTGCCACATTCAAACCAAACACAATTGAATATACTGCTCATGGCGCCGAAGCAGAAAAGGTCAAACAATCTAAATTTGGCGTGGCACTTCATACTGAATATCATGGTAAGACTTTAGATTCGATGTCAGCAGAGCCAATTAAAGATCATTCTAAATTCTCCCAGCACAAAGATGTTTATTCTCCCTCTGTGGCATATAAATCTTCCGGTCAGAAGATGTCAGAGACGAATGAAAGAAAATTTCACGAGCATATGACTGCTGCCAAAGAATCTCATTCAAAAACTAATTATTCTCATATTGAGCCTCACAAAGAGCATATCAATACTTATATCAATCAAACAGTAAGATCTGGTGAAACACCTAATCATGCAGGGTATATACGTCACCTAGAAGCGATTAAAGCTAAAGCCATTAGTTCCGTGAAGACAGATAAAGCTAAATCAGCTAAGGCTGATCTACATCAGTCTACGATCAATCTAGCAAATAGTGTTCATAAGGATTCTATTACTCATGCTCTAAATTCACAACATCATCTCCAAGCAGCAAAAGATCTATTAGTCAAGCACATGGATTCTTCTTTTGAAGGATTAGAAGCAAAAATTAACGGCAAGAAAGTTGGGCCTGAAGGTTATGTATCTAACCATGCAGGTAAAAGCAGTAAACTAGTAAATAGAGCGGAATTCAGCCGCGCAAATTTTCAGAGATAACTTTAGAAATTTTAATAGAAAAGTTATTGTGGTCATTTACCGCAATTTAATTTATAATGAACATTTATGGATTGGGGAAATAAAATGAGATCGTTTTTAAGTTTTAAATATGAAACAAAAGATCTATTAGAGCAAGAAATTATTTTCGAAGACGAACAAGAAGTTCTCACTGAAGCAATTTCATCTAATGATAAAGGTGTTTTACATGAAATTCTCACCGGCAAAGCTTTAAATCATGGAAAGCATATGTCGCCGGAAGCACAAAAGAAGCATGACGAAATCAAGAAAAATATTTCTGACGATGAATATAAAAACCACGAGAAATTAGCACAAGGGACTGCAGAACACATTAGACGGCATTTCGGTTCTGAAATCGATTCAGTTCACTGGTCATCAAAACCCGGTGATATTAAAAGAATTACTGGTGTGCATGAAACTCAGCAAGAAAATTCGTCTGATATTATTTTACGACACAAAAACGGTGCACACATCGGGATTTCATTAAAAGTAACTCAAAAGAAACACGGACATATCCCAGTAGGGAATCCTGGAGCCAAACAAACAGACAAGCAGTTAGGCCTCAATTCTACTGATCACTACGCTGATGCTCATAAAAAATTGGTAGCAGATCATCCAGTGCTGGCCAGCAAATCTAAACAAGAACAAAAGCAAATGATTAAGGCTTCTCCAGAAATGCGCGCTACTGCTTTAAAGCATTCTAACGAAGCTATAGGTAAAATTAGAGATGAATGGCATACTAAATTGTCTTCAATGAAGACGTCAGATTTAGCTAATCACATTAGAAATAATTTACTTCATGCTAATCAAACCAAAACTGACATGTACAAGGTAACTACTGGGGGATCCGGAGATGATCACTCAGTAGAAGTTGAACATCCGGCAACACATCACGATCTTATTTTAAATGACCATAAGAACATTACCGTTCATAAAGCTGGTAATAATTCAATTGAATTTAAACATGCAGGTAAAACATTTCTTCGACATAGACTTAAACCAGAATCAACTCCTGTAGTAACAGGTCTTAAAGGATCGGCAGAATGAAAACAACAGTTCTTGCGTTTGGGCGTATGTCTCCTGTCAGCAGCGGTCATGCCAAATTAGTGCAAAAAGTCAAAGATGTGGCCAAAGAACACAACGCAGATCATAAGATTGTGCTGTCACATACTCAAGATTCTAAAAAGAATCCTCTGTCAGCTGAAGACAAAGTTCGGTTTGCCAAGCATTACTTCCCCGGAACAAATATAGAAGGTGCTTCTAAAGAACACCCAACTTTTCTTCATCACGCCAAGAAACTATCTGATTCTGGTACGGAACATTTAGTTATGGTTGCCGGCTCTGATCGGGTTGATGAATATCACAAACTTCTTAATAAGTATAACGGTCATCCCGGCAATCATAACTTTAAGAAAATTACAGTAGTTTCTGCTGGCAATAGAGATCCAGATGCCGAGGGTGCAGAGGGTATGTCTGCCTCTAAGCTTCGTGCTCATGCGGTTGCTGGAAATTATAAGGAATTTAAATCTGGTCTGCCTAAGGGTGATGAAAAAGTACACAAAGAAATGTATCATAAAGTTCGTTCGGGTCTGAAATTGGAATGTTTTATTTACAGAGCAAAAACTATGTTATTAGAATATGCTACTAGTAAGCACGAGGCCGCGGCAAGGTCTATCGAAACATTACTAGATAATGATCCAACTAATAAAGATTTGGCTAAATTGGCTATTAAACACCGGCAACGTGCTATAAATGCATCATCTTCTCAGATAGAAAAGAATTATCATTCTGAAAAAATAGCCAAATTAAATAAAGTATTGAATAAGGACTAATAATGCAAATCGAAAAACATATCAGCATAACTCGGGTTCCTAATGGAGCAATTGTCTCTTTCGGCGGCCAAGTATGTCTCACTGTATCTAAGTTGTTTGAAAATGCTTATGCTTGGAGAGCATCTCCAGTATTTGCTAAACTTACTTATGGGGCAAATTCGTTTTCAGAGGTACCTAGTTCATATGAAATGTATGAAACAATGGCCGATGCTGTTGCTGGGGGTCTGGTTGCGTTAGATGAGATGAATGCATTTTATGGTGTAGTAGATATTCCAGAAGATAGTACGCTCGATGAATCTGCAGAAGAATTTGATGTAGAGAATGAACTACAATCATTATCCGAATCATTCGTTGTTAGAAAAATTACAGCAACAAGGTCTAACCCAGAACGTACTATGGTTTCTGCATTTGCA